GATCGCGGCGGCCTTCGCCGCGTCCTGGGAGGCGAAGGTCTGCCCGGCGGACGCTTCCGCGGCCATCTCCGCCTCGACCGCGGCGGCGTTCATCGACGGGATCAGCCGTTGCAGGGAGTCGAATTCGCCGCGGAACGCCGAGTTCACCGCGTCCGCGGCCTGCGCGGTGGTGCCGCCGAACACCGACGCCAGGTCAGCGGACCGGAGCATCAGGTCATGGGTGGACTGCGCCGCCTGGTCCATCGGGACGCCCATCCCGGACAGGGCACCGCCGATCCCGGCGGCCATCGTCTGGTATTCCGACGACGCCAGCCCGACGTCCTCCGCCGAGCTGGTGGCCCAGCCGTGGACGGCGTCGGCGGAGCTCTTGAACACCGCGTCGACCCCGCCGGAGGACTGCTGCATGTCGGAGGCGGCCTTTGCGGCGCCGGCGGCCATCCCACCGATGGCGCCCAGGGCGATCCCGGCCGGCGCGGCCAGGCCCTCCATGACGCCGCCGAATTTGCCGAACTTCGACGCGGCCTGGTCCATCTCGGCGGCGGAGTCCCGGGAGTTGACCAGGATGTCGATGATCACTTCGGTGCGGCTCACCGGTGTCTCCTGATCTGTTCGGCGCGGGCGTGGAAGATGTCCAGCACCGTCGCCAGCATTTCGTCGGGTTCATCCATCCATTGCCGCGGCGCGGTGTTCGTCGCCACGGCGATCTCGGCGATCAGCCGGTGCCGGGAGCCGACTGTGTAGGGTCCACCGGTTCGGTGTCGGACACGAACACCGACAACGCCAGCCGGGGCCCGTTCTCGGCGAATTCCTCCCACTTGAGGTCCTGGGGAATGTGGCCTTCCCGGATGCTGGCCCGCCACCCCAGGAAGGTGGTCCATTTCTGCGGGGCGTCGGTCATCTGCGGCCACTTGTGCTTCAGCGCGGTGTCCTCGTACTTCAGGATGTCCGGGTTCAGGGTCTGCACGTCCCATTCCCCCCCGTCGGCCATGATCACGTGGATGCGGGGATTCTTCAGCGCCGGTCGATCCATCTGTCAGGCTCCTTTGATCTGGTCGGTGATGTGCTGCGCGTCCCGGGTGAACAGTTGCTCCCGGGCCTGTTCGGTGCCGTCGGCGGCCCGGGCCATGAACCGGACCGCCCGGACCCCGCGCCGCGGGTTGCCGTACTCCACGTACCCGGCGTAGGGGGCGGTCGCCGACACCCCGGTGGTGGTGATCCCGATGGACGCCCGGAGCCGGCCGGTGCGGACCGGGGCGTAGTCCTGCGCGGTGCCGGCCAGGAGCCGGCCGTAGGCGCGGGTCGCGGTGTCCATCGTTTCGAGGTCCGCGGCCGCCGCCGACATGGTGCGGGCCACCCGGTCGGCGCCGGTGACCCGGACCCGGCCGGCGTCGGTCACGGGACGACGGTCCGGGTGAACGTCGGCGCCGCGGTCAGCACGAACGCGAAATCTGAATTGAGGGTTTTGCCGTATTCGTCGGCGCCGAAATCGAGCGGGTCGATGATCAGGGTGCCGGTCGCGGCGGTGCCCTCCTCGGTGTTCGGGGTGAATTCGTAGTCCTGTTCGGAGCCCATCTGGTCCCAGGACAGGGCGAACAGCCCGGTGGCCTCGGTGGGGTCGATGTCCAGGTTGCCTTCCAGGGTGTGCGCGTAGGTGACCGGCGCCTGGGTGGCGGTGCCGCACAGGTGCCAGGTCGGGTCGTCCTGCGACCGGTCCGTTTTCACCTGCGCGTTGTTCACCAGGCAGGACACGTCGATGGCCGACCCGGTGGCGCCGATCTTCAGGGTGCCGGGACCGAGTTTGACGGTCGCCCCGGCGGTCACATCAGGCATGGTTCGCTCCTTGTTGGTGGCGGAAATGTTCGGTCCAGACGATGCGGTACGCGGGTAGCGGCGCCGCCTGGTGCGGGATCAGCAGGTCGGCCGGGTCGGCGCGGACCGCGGCCCACCCGAGTGCCGCCGCGGCCGCCTCGAGGAGCGGCGCCAGGTTCGCCAGGTCGACGTTCCGGCCGGCGGCGCCGGTCACGGCCCAGGCGGTGAACTCGGCGGTGTAGTCGCCGCGGCCGAACCGGAACAGCAGGGCCGGCGGCGGCACGAACACGCAGGGCGGGTTGATGTCCCGTTCGTCGAGGGTGGCCCGGATACCGGCGGCGGTGAGCCGGTCGACCACCGATTGCACCGCGGCGGCGACGTCCATTACCCGACACCGGGCATCGCCCAGGTACCGGAATGCAACGCCCGCCCGATGTCCGGGTCATACCGGGACACGAACAGCACCGACTCGCCGAACGATTCGACCCCGCCGGGGGAGTTCCGGCGGCGGACCAGGCGGGCGGCCAGCATGACCGCCGCCTGGTACACCTCGGCGTCCGGTGCGTACACCGGGACGGCGATCAGTGGGGTGGGCGCCGGGTACAGGTCGGGGCGGGCCCGCTGCACCTGGGGTTCCACCGCGGCCGCGCAGCGGGTCACCAGGGCGTCGTCGGCGGTGTCCGCACCGGCCAGCCGGAGCTGCTCCTTCACGTCGGCGACGTCCAACCACTGCGGGGCGTACTCGGTCATGGGTTACGGGACCACCACCACGGTGTTCTTCGCGATCCCGGCGGGGTCATTGATCAGGGTCGCGGAGTAGGAGAACACGCCCAGGTCGATCCCGCCGTTGGGGATGTTCACCGCCTGCACCCGGATCGGGTTCCCGGACGGCTCGAAATAGGTCGCGGCCCGTTTGTCGCCGCCGAGCACGGTGCCGGCCGGCAACGCCGGGGCGGAGAACACGTTCAGGTCGGCGACGTTCGCGGTGCCGCCGGCGATGGACACGGACCCCTGCGCGGCCAGCCACCACGGGACGTCCGCGGACACCCCGCCGAGCAGGTCGGCGAACAGGTCCGGGGCCAGCCCGATGTAGTTGACGTTCGCACCGTTCCCGGTCAGTTCGGTGACCACCGCGCCGATCGCGGTGTAAACGTCGGCGGCGGCGGTGGTGTCGGTGGCGGCGGCCAGCAGGGCCGCGGCGGCGGCCGCCTCGGTCTTCGCGGCCAGGTCGGCGGTCGCGGCGGCGAAGAACGATTCCAGGAACCCGGGTTCGCCCAGGTCCTGGTAAATCCGGTCGATGTCCCACCCACCGGCGAGGCGGGTCACCGGGGCCTCCTTGCCGGCGGTGGACGCGGTGTTCGACGGGATCGGGGTCTTGTTGCCGCCGTAGGTGTCCACGGTGGGTTTGGTGGCCCAGTACCAGCCCTTCACCTTGGTGCCGGACGTCAGGACCTGGTGGGCCAGGGCGTCGATGAAATGCCGGGACACCGCGGCCGCGGACCACAGTTGCCCGAGCCATTGTTCGCGGAGGAACCCGGCGCCGGCGTCCGCCGCGGGCACGATGTCGGACAGGGCGGCGTTGACCCGGCCGATGTCGTTGTCCATCATCGCCGCGGCGATCTCCGCGGTGGCCCGCTGGAAGGTCAGCGGCGCCCGGTCGGACGCGGTCACGGGAAGCGGGGTTTCGGGCACGGCGGGTTCCTCCGGTTCGGGGGCCGGCGGCGCCGGCGGGACAGGTTCGGGGTCGGGGTCGGGCGGGGTGTCCGGGGCCAGGGTCGCGACCAGCCGGGCGTCGGCGAACGCCGGCACCGATGTCACCGCGACCGCGACCAGGTCGGCGGACACCAGCCGACCGGCCTTGACCACCGCGGCGTCCAGCTCGACGGACAGGGCGTCCCGGACCCCTTCGGATGCCTCCAGCAGGGCGTCGTCACCGGCGGGGGTGTGCGCCACCCGGAACACCATCCGCAGCCCGGCGGCGTCGGCGTCCGCGGCGGTGGCGTACCCGATCGGGGTGCCCCGGCCGTGTTCGGTGAACAGTTTCACCCGGCGCAGATCGGCCGGGATGCGGACGGCGCCAGCGGGGACGGTGAGCAACCCGGCGGACGTGCGGCCGGGTATCTCGTAGGGCAGGGCCAGCCCGGACAGGGCCCGGTCGTCGGCGAGGTCGGCGGTCACACCGGCGGCGGCGGTAAAGGTCAGCAGCATGGGGTCAGTCCTCCGTTGGGGTGCCGGTCGGCGCCGGCGCCAGCGCGGTGAGCGCGGTGGTGTCAAACGCCGCCCGGTGGGTCCGGGCCAGTACGTCGTCCATCGACAGCCGGGCGGTCACCGCGTCCAGGTACATGGACAGCCCGTAGTCCAAAAATTGGAAGTTCCGGCCCTGGATGGTGGCGTATTCCAGGGAGGCGCCCTCACTGGTGGCGTCGATCAGGGCGGCCGGCACGGACACGGTGCGGGCCACGTTCAACGCGGCCGCGTTCCGGCCGGCGATCAGCAGGGCCGCGTCACCGTAGGGGTGGGCCTTGGTTTCGATCGCCGCGTTGGTGAACAGGATGCCCTGGTTATCGGCCAGGGCGACCCGGGTCGCGGCGATCAGGTCGGCCCGTTCACCCTTGGTCAGTTCCAGGTCGGTGGTCTGGTGCAGCTCGAACCGCAGCGGCCGGCGGGCCACGTCCGCGGCGGTCCGTTCCAGGTCGGTGGCCTGCCGGATGGTGGGGGCACCGAACCGCAACACCCCTTCATGCGGGCCGCGGATACAGACCACCTTGTCGTTGCCGATCGGGTGGTGATCCACGTCCACGTAGGAGCCCCGTTCGTCCCGGGTCCACCGGTCGTACGGGACGTGGGCCATCGACTGCGGCCGGTCATCCTCCGCGTACCGCTGGGTCACCAGCCACAGCGCCTCCCCGTAGAACACCAAGTCGTCGATGGTGCCGGCCATCCGCTGCCACGGGGATTGCAACCCGATGCCCAACGCCGGCGGTACCCCGGTGCCCAGTTGCCCGTCGGTGGCCTGCATCCACGCCGCGGCGGGGGTCACCCGGTCGGGCCCGTCGAATTCTTCCAAGGGCAGTTTGGCGGCGGTGCCGACGATCAGGTGCCGGGCCCGGGCCATCGCGGGGACGGCCATCGCCTCCCACCGGGACACCGGCCGGTCGGCGCCGGGCCCGAACACGTCACCGACGAACAGGGCCTCCGCCAGGTGGTTGTCCACCCACGGTTCAATCTGCGGTTGCAACAGGTGATCGTCCAGGGAGGACGCCAGGGCCAGCGAACGGCCGGGCCACCAGTCCAGAACTCCCATAGGGGCGAACCCTGTCAGCCCGGCGGGCCCGGTGGGCGGCCCGCCGCCGATGTCGGGACCACGTGGGACGGTGCGGGACGTGCCGAGACTCCCGAACCCGTACGCGGTGCCCGTCGTCACGGTCGAGGTTGCCGGGCAACTACTCGGGATGTCCCGGGCGGCGGCGTACCGGGCCGCCGCCGCCGGTGAGTTGCCGACCATCCGGGTCGGCGGGCTGTGGGTGCCGGTCGGCGCCCTCTATGCCCTGCTGTGTCTGCCGGTGCCGGCGCCGGTGAACCGGCCGGTGGTGGACCGCTAATCGGTGTAGACCGCGGGCCGCGCCGGGGTCGGCGCCCGGTGCCGGTCCCCGAACAACGCCAGTGACCCGGCGACCAGCGGGGACACGTCCACCGCCGGGAGCCGGCGGGACCACGCCCACCCCTCGCCCACGGTGCGGCGGGCGGCGGCGCCGACCGCGGCGTCCAGCTCAGGGTTGCCGCGGTGCCGGATGGACCGGTCGGTGACCGCGTCCAGCAGTTGCGCGCAGGCGGTGGTGAACTCCCGGGGGGTCACGGCCCGGACCCACCCGGGCAGGGTGCCGTCCCGGTCCCGGAGCTGGTCCACGACCGTGGAGGCGGGGCCGGTGCCACCGTCCAGCACCGCCGGGGAGCCGTGCGCGGCGTGCAACTCCCGGAGCCGGCCGGCGACCCAGTCGGTGCCCGGCCCGTACGCCACCAGTTCCAGGGTCGGTATCCCGGCGGTGTCCGGCCAGCAGGCCCACACCGCGGCCGCTGACCGGTCCACCGCGACGTCGGCGCCGAGCACCGGGGCCACCCCGGCGGCGGGTATTCCGTCACGGTGACGGATCGCGGCCCAGTCGATCGCCGGGATGACCTGTTCCAGGGTGGTGGTCCACCGGTTGCCGTAGGCCCGGGCGAACTCGCCTGGGGTGGCGGCCATGATCGCCGCCTGGTCGACCAGGAAGGACCGGTCGATGGTCCGGCCGACCGCGGGGTGGGCGGCGGTGACGGCGTCCAGGTCGAGGGGGTCGACGTCGTCGGCGATGCCCCATTCCAGGTACGTCACGGCGGGGTCACCGCCGCGGCCGCGGTCCACCAGCGGCCGCAGGAACGTGGAGTCGGCGGTGCCGGCGGTGGACACCACCACCACCTGGGCGCCGGGCCGGGTGGCCTGGGTCGGGCCGATCGCCTGCATCAGTTCGGCGCCGCGGGTCGCGTCGTGCTTCCAGGCTTCGTCCAGGATCACCAGGTCCGATTGCATGCTGTGGAGGGCGTCCTTGGTGGGCGGGAACGGGCGCAGGGTGGACCCGTTGGGGAAGATCAGCCGTTCGGTGCCGTTGGTGAACTTGGACTCAATCTGCCGGCGCAGCGGGGCGCCGGGGCCGGTGAGTTCGGCGACCAGTTCGCCCCATTTCTCCCGGGCGTACTGCCCGTTCTGCGCGGTGTACCAGACCCGGCGGAACGGCCCACCGAACAGGCACCGCTCCAGGGCCTCGGCGAGCAGCCACGTCGTTTTCCCGGCCTGCCGTTGGATGGTGACCACGGTGAACGGCCGGGTCCGGACCCCGCCGCGGTGTTCGTTGAGCAGTTGCGATGCCTGCCGCTGCCAGGGCATCAGTTCCCGGCCCAGCACCTTCGCCGAGAGGGCGGCGACCCGGTGCGCGTGGGACGGGGCCCCGGACGGCGGGGTGGCGTACCTAGGCGCCGGGGACGGCGGGGCCAGCGTCGGCGGCACTGGAGGCGGCGATCTCGGCGAGCAGCTGCTCGAAGGAGTCGTCGACCGGGACCTGGGGGAGCAGGTCCCGGTAGGCGGCCCGGAACTCGGCGGTGATCATGACGAACCCGCGGTACTGCCGGCCGCCGATGGCCCAGTCGAGCCGGTCGGCGAGGGACCGGACCACCAGGGCCAGCACCGGGTCTGCATCCGGCTCATCCCGCAGCCGGGCGTCCAGCGCCTGCCGCACCTCGCCGGCCGGGCCGGGCAACGCGGCGAACAGCGGATCGGTCACCGGGCACCGTCCTCTCTGGTGGCGGCCGGCCAGCGAGGGGCGTCGGGCCGGCCGCGGTGCCAAGTGTGCCAGCCGACCCGCCGCCCGGGTCGGTTGACACGTCACCAGGAATAATTTCGAGGGCGCAAACTTAACGACCGGGGACGGCCCGGGGCGGCCGGGCCGGGTCGGGGCGGTCCGGCCCCGGCGGGCCGGAAACGGTCCTGACCTGGGGGGATAAGAGGTGAAGG